AGTATATCCCGATTGGAATACTTGAAAACCAACTGAGGCAAGATTTTAACGGATTAGTACAGTACGAATTACTTAGCGAACGTAGGGAGTTAAACGAGTACATTGTAAGCGCACGTATTAAAGTGTTTCACCCTATTGCTTTACAATGGCTAAACTATGACGGTGTAGGATGTGTTCAAATCATGCAAGATTCAGGCGCAACTATCAGTCAGTTTAACGACACGAAAAAGAAAAACGCTCTCCAAATGAATGCACCTAAAGCCTATGCTGAAGCGATTAAAAACGCTGCAAAAAAGATAGGTAAAAAGTACGGTGCAGACCTTAACCGAAAGTTTGAAGATACGTATGTCTCAGACACAGTTATTGAAGATGTTATTCAACAACTAAAAGACTGCACAACCGAAGCAGAATTAAAAGAGGTTTGGAGTATGTATCCTGACTATCATAGATCAACTAAGTTTAAAATGACATTCACTCAACGTAAAAACCAATTAGCATGATACTACCAATAATAACAGGAAGCGAACACGAATGGATGCTTAAGCGTATAGGAAGGTTTACAGCATCGCAAATTCATAGGCTTATGTCAGAGCCTAAAAGTAAAACAGAATTACTATCTAAGGGTGCTAAAACATACATTCGAGAGGTAGCAAGTGAGGTGCTAACAGGTAAACGTAAAGACCGCTATCAAAACAACGCAATGGAAAGAGGCATAGAATTAGAACCTATTGCTTTTGCTGCACTTTGCGAAGCGTTGGACTTAGACATAAGCAGTCCTGACATAATGCACTTTGGAGTTAATGAGTTTGGATTGTACGCACCGAATGAATACTTGGCTGCATCACCTGACGGAATAATACTTGACCGTGAATTGATAGTAGAACTTAAATGTCCTGACAGCGCAACGCATTTAGAATACCTATCTTACGAGAATGCAGATGACTTGAAAAACAATGCACCTGAGTATTACTATCAGATACAAACAAACATTCTTTTAAGTGAAGCTAAGGGTGCTATTTTTGCAAGTTATGATGACAGATACCCAGAACACTTACAACTTAAAATAATCGAAGTACCACAAGACGTACAAACGTGCGAAAAGATACTTGACAAACTTACTCACGCAATTACGGAACTAATTAACACAACTTTTAAATACAAACAACATGGCAATTAAAGTAACGATTGGCGAATCTAAAACGCAAGATGAAAAACCGTTCCCTAAACTTATGCAAGGTATATCAGGGACTATTGTATTATTTCAACAAACTAAAAAAGGATTTGTTGTTAATGCCGCAGAAGGTACGTGCTTTATAATTGGTGAATATTCTGACGATTGGGCTATGCATAAATTCACCGACTACAACGAACCAATAACACTACAAAATCAATAAAACAATGAAAAAAACAAAAACACAAACTGAAGTAGTTAAAGAGATGCTACTTGCAGGAATCGAAGTAACAGGTAGCAACGCTTATGCTGAGACAAAAAAGCAGTGTAAATGTGGAACGCTAAACTTGCACGTAGTTTTAAGGCCATTGAAAAAGACAATGAAAATTGCTGAGAAATGGAACGAAAACGAAAAGACAGGAACACGCTATAAGAGTTTTAAGCTAAAGAAAAAATAGTGTTAACAACTACCTATTGACCTTATGTTAAGTTAGGTTATATTTGTAGGACAATATCGGACAAATAGGATTGACACCCTACCGAGTAATATCAAGACATGAACGAACTTTATAAATACGCCTTGTTGCGAGTACCCGATGACCTAATCTTGAGGTCGTGTCAAATCGGAGAAAGTGATAAGGCGTTTTTATTTTTATGGAATTTTTAGAAAAAGATTTGGAACAAATCATTTATGAAGCAAGCTCTGATGAGTTGCAAGAAAGAGGTCTGTATTTAGGCGGAAAGTTATACAGACAATTAAGAATTGGTAATTATGGTATTGCAGATTTGGTTGAGTTTAGAAGACCACGTGTACATGATTATTTTAAACACCACAAAATTAAAGGTTTAATTAACGTAATTGAACTAAAAAAAGAAAAGGTTGGTATATCAGCATTTCTTCAGGCGTTAGGTTATTTAAAGGGTATAAAAAGGTATTTAGAAAAAAGAGATATGCACTTTAATTATAATTATTCAATAACGCTAATAGGTAGCGAAGTTGATAGTAACTCTACTTTTATATATTTACCAGATATGTTTTATATGGATACTGAAAAAGATATAGACCATTTTCCCGATTTTGAATTGTCTTTGTATAAGTATAAATATAAATTAGACGGCATACACTTTGAAATAGTAGAAGGTTATAAACTAATAAATGAGGGGTTTTAATTATGGCTATATTTAGAAAAGTGCACACATCATTTTGGAGCGATAGTTTTGTTTCAGATTTAGATACTGAACATAAGTTGTTTTACATCTACCTGATGACAAATGAACGTACAAGGCAATGCGGTGTTTATGAAATAACTAAAAGGCAAATATCGTTTGATTTGGGATACTCTATTGATAAAGTATCTAGACTGCTTACATACTTTATTAAGTCAGGAAAAATTAAGTTTAACGATAAAACAAATGAGCTTGCAGTTGGTAATTGGTTAAAATATAATTCAAGCACATCACCAAAGGTTAAAAGCTGCATAGATAAGGAGTTTTCGCTTGTTAAAGATACTCTATTGATAGAGTATGTAAAGAGTATGGATACTCAATCGCAAGAAGAACAAGAAGAAGAACAAGAAAAAGAAGATATAGATTTTGATTTTGGTAAATCTCTTATAGCTTTAGGTATCGATAAAAAACTTATATCAGAATGGTTAAAAGTTAGACAAAAGAAAAAAGCGGTAAACAGCGAAACAGCATTTAACACGATAAAAAACGAAATTGAAAAGTCAGGCGCAACACCTGATGAAGTTGTACGATTGTGTGTAGTTAAATCTTGGGCGGGTTTTCAGGCTGAATGGTATGTAAAACCAAAAGAAACCGAAAAGCCAATCGAGCAAATGACTATTGAAGAAATAAGGGAAATGAAAAATAAACAGTTTAGGCTATGAGTTTAAAAGTAATAAACTATTCAGAAAAACAAAAGGACTTCATGACGTACCATAAAACAGGCGGTGCAGGAATAAACTATGTAGGCTTTGAATGTATAGATAAGGTTTGGAAATTCGCAAATGACGGTGTAACTGATATAACAGGATTTCCTGCAAGTGGTAAAACAGAGTTTGCATTTGAATTATTATTCTATCAATGTGAGGCACACGGTAAAAGGTTTATGCTATACGTTCCTGATGTTGGAGGATATAACGAGATAAGACGTAAGCTAATCGTTAAGTATTACAAACGCTCGTTTAGGGGTTATGATGATTCGATAAAAGATCACGAACTTGAATTAGCAGCTACTTGGATTGACTTTCATTTCCTAATCGTTACTAAAGCAGATTACAAAAGTTCAATAACACCTCAAGCACTTTGGGAGTTTATGGCAGAATACAAGGATAACGAAGGTAGTGTAAGCGGTTTATTGGTTGACAGTTGGAAAAACTTATTCCACGATTACAAAGGTAGGGAAGACTTGTATCTTGATTATGTTTTAAGCTATCGGAACGAGATAGCAGAACAAAGTAAAAAGCACATCATGACCATAGCGCATCCTACTAAAACCGAAATAGAAGGTAACGCAAATGGCAAACGTAGGATTCCTTCAGCCTATGACATCAAAGGCGGTGGGAGTTGGTTTGCAAACGGAAAAACAATTATAACAGTAGATAAGCCGTATGATGATAGGCCAGTAACTGACTTATATTTTTCGAAAGTAAAACCTGACACATTAGGAAGGTCCGCAAACATTATTCACGAGTTGGAATTTTGGTGGAAAAAATCAAGATACGTTGAAGTGTATGACGGTCAATCATTATGGGCGGGCGAAGCAGTAAAGCATAAAAATAATAACATAGTAAGAGACATAACACCATTCTAACATGAACGAAAAAGAAGAACAAGCATACAACAACGCACTGGGCGATTTAATTCAAGTAAGCAGTAAGCTAAACGAATATATAAAGGGCGACACGTTTTTAAGCGATTTGCTAAACTTTAGCAGCGAAATAGATAGATTAC